TAATACCACGGAATTGATTCCATTTTTGGGTTTGACCGGAACAGTTAGTCAACTCTGGGGCGTCCGCATATCACCTGACGGCACCCGGCTGTTTGCGCTGCCTGATGTTACATCTGGTCTGTATCAATTCTCCTTGAGGTTTGCGTGATGCTTTACTCCTTCAACGGCGGCCACCCTGAACCACTACCATTTCGCATCACCCTGCCCAACGGTTTCACCCGCACCGATCCTTCGACCTTCACCGAGGATGAGATTAGTGTTGCAGGTTTTACCGGCCCTTACGTCGAGCCTGGCTATGACCCCACCACGCAGCAGCTTGACTGGGTGGATGGTGCGCTCGTGGTCGTCGCTAAGCCACCGGCACCGCCTGAGCCTGAGCCACTGGACCTGACCGCCACCGCTAATGGCATCCTTGCCGCCGCAGCCACTGGTGACGCCGAATTACTGGCCAGCTTGCTTGGGCAACTTGTCATAGCCGCCAAAGCGTCCTAACCGCAAGCCAGCTACACTGGATACAAGACGCAATGCACCGCCAGGACCGTGATCGAGAATCTGATCGTTGGTCTTGCCTGCTTGGTCCTGGGCGGTGTTGGTGGTAGCGCCTCCCGGTGGGTTGCATCACGCAGCCAAGAGGACGAGAAAGCCAATATCGCTATCGTCAAGCTCAGTGCTGGTGTCGAGCATATTGCCGCTGAACTTACAGCCATCCGTGAAGACATGCGCACCGATCGACGTGAGTTGTTTGGCCGCCTTGGTACAGCCGAGCAGCGTATTGCTAAACTAGAGGCACACCGTCAGATCTGAGATGGACGCCCAAACTGCTGCTGCAATTGCAATTGGAGTCGCCGCATCAAGTGAGCTGATTGCTCTAAGCCCCATGCGGGCCAATAGCAACATCCAACTGATCCTGCAAGTGCTGACGCTTGTATTCCCGAAGCGTCGCAAGTGACGAATACAAGCCCGATCAGTCTTGATCAGCTTTTTCGCAATAACAAAAACCTGCCGCATCAACTTGCGGCCATCACTGAACTTGAGCAGGACATCCGTGTCAATGGCTATGACGTTGCCATGCGCCGCAACCGTCCATGGTTCAGCGTCTGGAGTCAAGCTGGTAAGCAATTAAATCCATTGGCAACGCCATACCAGTCGCAGCGGGACAACTACCGCGATGCAAACCGCACTTGCTTTAGCTCCAGTTGCGCCATGCTGCTGATGACGCTGAAACCAGGCGCCATCCATTCAGATGATGACTACATCAAAACGGTCTTCAGCATTGGTGATACAACCGAGGCATCAGTGCAGCTCAAGGCACTGGCAAAATACGGCATCAAGGCCCGCTTCGAGACTGGCGGCAACCGTGATCTTATCAAGCGGCAGATTGATGCTGGCAAGCCTGTCCCCGCTGGTTTCCTGCATCATGGACCGGTCACGGCGCCAAGCGGCGGCGGCCACTGGCTGTGCATCATCGGTTATGACGCCAAAGGCTACTGGGTCAATGATCCATGGGGTGAAATGAACCTAGCATCTGGCACCTACGGCAGCACCGTAGGGTCTAAACTCCACTACAGTTATGCCAACTGGGAGCCACGCTGGATGGTAGATGGACCGTCAACAGGTTGGTGCATTATCGCATGAGACAATACGTCCTTGAAATTGACTACACAATAGTCATTGAAAGCACGGATGATGATCCTGGAGAGGTTAGCGATAATTTTATAGCACGTTTAACAGAATTAGCAGCATCAAACGATCACATTCTGGGTCTTTCAGTTCAAGTCCTACCAATCCCGGAGTTGCGTGGATCATCAAATCGACGAAACGCAACTGATCCCGAAGCGGAGTGCGAAGAACCAGTTTAGGCAAGAAATCTTTGAGGCATGGTGCTTCATCTGCGCCTATTGCGGTAACTCCGCTGATACGTTAGATCACGTCAAGCCACGCCATAAAGGTGGCACAACAACTACATTTAACCTGATACCAGCCTGCAAACGTTGCAATCGCGGTAAGGGCAGCACTAACTGGCTGGAATGGTATTCGCTACAGCAATTTCATACAATCGAACGGCAGCAATCAATTGACAATTGGATCAAGCATTAGTCGCAGCCTGCTAAGGCCGCTTGCGTACATTGACTGCAACTTTGTAATGCCATGTCCTGTATTTTCTTGCAATTCAAGCCATGACGTAGGTTTATCATGTAGTCTACACTCAATGATGTAGCGCGTTGTTTGGTCGATGTATTGACCGTAAATCTCAAACATTTTATCAATTGCATCATTATTTTCTATCGCATCCAACGCACCGGACTGGGTTTCATCAGCTATAAAATCAATAATAGCTGATCGATCTAGCTCAGCGCCAGTTGCATCAAGGCTAGATGTTGATTGGTTGCGCTGGATTGCTGTTACCATTTCATCCATTGTTATTCCTAATTCATCTGCAATTTCCCGCTGGCTTGGTAATCGCCCAAGCTGCTGCATTAGCATAGTTTGAACTTTGACAATTTTAATTATCTTTTCATGCAGCGATGATGGTATGCGGATCATGTTATCATTATTAGCAATAGCGCGATGTATTGCCTGCTTTATCCACCAATAAGCATAAGTTGTAAACCGATACCCCCTGCTGGGATCAAACATATCAACAGCACGCGCTAAACCTATATTGCCTTCCTGTATCAAATCCATCAGCATCATTGCTTTGCGTTGCCGGCCATCATATTTCTTGGCGATATTGACGACCAACTTAAGATTTGATTGGATAAACTTATCCCTAGCGCGTCGGCCTTGCCGTTGCTCCCGATCAGTGCAATCAGGTTGCTGCATCTTTACTACCTGCCGCCCAAGCTGGATCTCCTGCTCAGGCGACAGCAGCGGATACCGCGCAATCTCGCGTAAGTATTCTTTCAAGGATGAATCATTTTGGGACATGACTGGCGGTTGGTGATAGGTGGCCATTGTAATGACCAACAACCGCATAGCTGGTTGCAGGTATGGCACTCATCTTGAAGAATACCATCTGCCCAATCTTAAGGCCAGGCCATATCGGCAGTCTTTGCAACTGGCGGCTGTTCTTTAGTTCAAGTGTTAAGGTGCTACCATGCCAGCCGGGGTCAGCGTAACCAGCGTGTAGGTTTTCGTAACCTTCGCGTGCACGGCTTGACTTAAGGAAAAACAAGCCGGCAATATCTTCCGGCATGTTGAATGATTCCATCGTATCAGCCAAGATAAATTGCCCTGGCACCAACTCGTAAGGTTGATCCCTGCTGCTTTTGCTAATGTCAACTGGGATCATGTCATGGCCGGCCGCTGATTCGATCATGATGATATTGCCGAGTCTTAAGTCAAGACTGGCGGGATTGATCAGCTCAGGCAGATGGTTTTCAACCATGCCTTGCTCAATCAACTGGGCAATCTGGAAGTCTGAAAGGATCATGGCTTGTCAAAAAGACGGTTTACATACCAGCGGGCTTTGGCGAGTGATTCCCTGCCGCCCTTATGATTCATGCGCCAGAGGTATTTTATTGCATTGCCTTTGCAGAACCCTGCAAACTCCTCTGGCGTTAATGCAGCTTCGATTGCAGTGATGCACTCGATAGCGCCTTGGCAGTAGTGCGGTGGTTGGTTGACCAAATCCATGTCAGATAACGGTACGGGTTTGGTAGTTGGGATCCTCAGGATCAGGACCGAAGCCGCTGGCGTCTGCTGTGGGTGCCTCGGGCGCCGGCTGAGCAGGTTTGACCTTGAGCCATTCGCGCAAGGCTTCACCCGTTGGTGTCTTGGCGGGCCATGCAATAAAACGCAGCAGCTCCTTAGTGTCGGTGAACAGCATCGAGACATGCGGCCGCCAGGCCATGTAGCTGGTGCCATTCCACCGGTCATGGCGGCGCTCTACGCGCAGGCCGCCGGCTGTGAAGACATCCGGCGCCATCAGTAGCTGATGCTCACGGTTCCTATCCCATCAAGCGGCACACCAAGACGGTATGCCGCACCTGCTGATAGGTCGATGCTGTTGCAGTCGCAGCGGTCACGGATCGGTACTACCAGCGATCGACCGCGATGGGTAACGGTGACGCGGGTGCCGCATGGCAGCCACGGATGCGCTGCGCTGATGCCCCAATGCTGGTAGGCGCGGCCCGTGCAGTAGTCAGGGCGGCCTGAATACGAGGGGTCATAGACCGTGGCCGTCACGGTGCGAGCCTGGGCCGGTGCGGCAAGCATGGCCAGCAGTAGCAGAAGCCTCCTCATGCCCACCTCCCCAGCAGGTAGCGGCGGCAGGTGGCGATCGCCTGATGCGCTTGCTTGGCGGTCATCACTGAACCGGTGTCATCCATCGCCTCGCATACGTCAGCGTGGAGCTGCTCGTAGTCGGCATCACGGAAGTTGGGACCGATGTCAGAGCAAAACTCCTGCCATAGACCGGTGTAAGTGCCGCATGTACGGCCGCTTTTGGCGTACAGCGCATCCATCATGATGGTGCGTTGAAGGTCAAGTTGATGCGGTTTCATTTGATGGTGTAAGTACGGGTGAGTTTTGACCATTGAAGCGTGTGGCCTTCGATTAGCGTTTCTGCTGTTTGCAGCGTGTACCATCGATGGCCGCAATTCAAACAATGACGGCGACGGATAAAATCACCGTCAGTTGTTGGCTTGCGCAAGATTACTTCGTTGTATCTTGTTTTACACTTTGGGCATTCTGGGCATCCGATAAGCATAAGACGTATTTAGCAAATGCCGTATGCGTCATGATTGCATGGGCGCCAGGGTTGAATGGATAGGATTGCTTCCACCATTCAATAAAGATAGCTTCGTAGTCCATTAGAACGCATCGTGTGCCTCATCCATTTTAGGACGCGGCAGGAACTCAAACCGCGCAACTGACATGGAATGCTTGCTGCGTTTTGTGCCACTGTCCTTATCCATCCATTCATTACGGCGAATGTTGCCGGTAACAAATAGGCTATCACCTTTCTTGAGCTTGTCATAAACAATTTCGGCACTTTTACCCCAGATTTCTACATCAATCGCATTGTTGATGTAGTTGCCATCTTTATCCTTGCCTTCGGTAATACCACCGGCAAAGTTGACGACAACATTACCGCTGTCAAATGATTTCAGTTGTGGGTCGCTGATGATGCGAACAACACCGGAAGCATAAAGGCTCATGGTTCAATCCTCGAAAAGGTCGGTGATGGCAGACTCGCGTTCCACCATTAGGGCTAGCAGTTGGTCGTGTTGGTCTTGGGTGATGTCACCCGCCGCCAAACGAGCCGCCATCTTAGCTGGTATGGCCGCCAATTCATCTAGCGTCTGCGCCTTCGCTATGGCCGCCTTGCCGGCGGTAAACGTGGCGCTGGTGCCCTTGGGTGCAGCGGCAGGCAGGGCGGCCTTAGGGGCGGCCACGGGTGTCACTGTGACCTCTTCCGCCTGCTCCATTTCGTCGGTGGTGTAGACGCCCGAGAGGTTGGCTGGAAATGCCTTGCGCAGCGCCAGTGCTTCGGAGCATTTGGCGATCATCGCGGCTGGCATCTTGGACCACAGGCCTTGGCCGGCGTTGTAATCCGCAAACCGCGCCGTACCGACGAACGCATGGCTGCTGCCCTTGCGGTAGATGGTGGTCTTCGCAGCAGCAGGTGGCTTATCGGAAAGCCATACATCCTGCCATGCGCCATCAGCGCCACACCAGTACGTTTCGGAGCCATCAAGTTGGCCAGTGCGTTCCGCGATAGCACGCAGGCCGTCGATGCCGCATTGTATTCCGAGCTTGCCGCCACGCTTGATGGCGTAAATTTGGCGGCTAAACGGATCTAGCCCAGTGCGTTGGCAGGCATAAGCAAATAGCTTCAGCTCATCACCGCTACAGCCGGGTGCAATGGTGCTGCTGATCAGTTGCGTTTGCTCTGGTGTCCAGGTGGTTAGGTTGCTCATTAGAAATCATCTGGCGACAGGGCCAGCTCTGGTGTGTTTTGCGCCCAGCGGGGAAGGCTAAGCGTTTGGATCTGGTCGGTGTAACCGGGCCAGGCTTGAGCATCCTTGCAGTTAGCAATTGCTTGCAGGTTGCTTTGTCGCAACTGTTCACCAACTGCAACAGCATCAGCATCAAGCTCATACGTGGCAACGCAATAGGGGAAGGTTTTCTCTACCGCAAGAAAAATAAACCGATCTGCAATATGCGATTGCAAGTAATGCGCCTGCTGCACGTGGTAGCGGTATTGCGCAACGGATCGCGCAAAATCAGGGCTGGCATCAGTAGTGGTCTTCAGGTCAACAATCGTTAACCCATTGATCCAATCTGGGCGGCACTTACACCGCAGGCCGGTAGCAGGATCATCCCACCA